GATAGCAAGCAGATGATGAACTTCTGGAGGCCAGAAGAGATTGAGTTGAAGAAAGATCGTGGCGACTTTAAGGAAATGTCGGATAACGAGAAGTTTATCTTTACGTCAAACTTGAAGTACCAAACCATGCTCGACAGTGTAATTTGTCGTGGTGTACCAACCTTGCTAGAGTTCGTTACAAACACAGAGCTAGAAGCCTGTCTTATGACGTGGCAGTTCTTTGAAAAGATTCATAGCCAATCATACTCATATATCATTCAAAACGTCTATGCGGACAGCTCAGAGGTTTTTGAGGGCATATACGAAGACAAAGAGATTATGAAACGTGCGAACGGTGCAATTAGCGATTACAACAACTTGATGGGCATGGCCTGTGACAAGAATAAACCAGCAGATTTGAAGAAGCAGATTTATATGACAGTCATGAGTATAAACATTTTAGAAGCTGTTAGATTTTATGTTTCTTTTATATGCTCTTTTGCCTTCGCGGAGAACAAAAAGATGGCGGGCAATGCAGACATCATAAAGCTAATCAAGAGAGACGAGGCGTTGCACCTTACAAACACTAGAGAGATACTTAAAATCTTACAAAGAGAAGAAAGCGAAGGATTTGTAAAGATAGCAAAGCAGTGCGAAGAAGACGCAATCAAGATGTTTGAAAGTGCGGCTAAAGAAGAAAAGGAATGGGCTTCATACCTATTTAAAGATGGCTCGATCATCGGACTGAATGAAATTGTACTACATCAGTACATTGATTGGCTTTGTATGTCAAGAAGAAAAATGATTGGTTTACCGTATGAGAACGTGGGAAAGAACCCCATCGCTGGCTGGACTCAAGCATGGATGCAAAGCGAAAGTGTTCAGGTTGCACCACAAGAACACGAAATAACATCATACAAAATTGGTGCCAGTAAAAACGACTTAGAAGACATGGATTTCGGAGATATGAAGCTATGACAGATAAAGAAAATTATTCACATCCTGACCAACAAGCTAGAATAAACATGCTTAATTCTTATAGTGTCGATACGGTTCACGGCTTACAGCAGGACGTATATTTCAACAGTTACCCAGAGGAAATTAAATTAGAAGAAAAACTTGAGTTTGACACCTTGGTAAACAAAGTTATTAACTGGCACCAAGATAGAAACTTGATAGACGGCAGTTCCGACAAAGACCAAGCACTTAAGCTTCTGCAAGAACTTGGAGAGCTTTCGGACAGCATTTGCAAGGGTGGAGACATCAAAGATGACATTGGAGACATGTTGGTTGTAATGTTAAACATAACGACTAGGAACAAAGTATCGCTCTCACAATGTCTAGCAAAGGCTTGGGAGGATATTAAAGATAGAAAAGGGAAAATGATAGACGGTATCTTCGTGAAAGAAGAGGACTTGAATAACAAAAACTAAGCTTAATATAAGGTATCCCATACATGCCAAATAGAAGATCTAGATCCAAGAGAGACAACAAGCAAGCACAAAAATTAGTACCCCTAGAAGCACAAACCATAAACCAAAAAGAATATATAAGATCAATAGTAGAGAACGACGTAGTATTTTGTTCAGGGCCGTCCGGTTCCGGCAAGTCTTTTATAGCCGCTGGTATGGCGGCACACCATTTACATAGAGGAGAAATCGAACAGGTAATAGTCACAAGACCCTTAGTTTGTACCGGTAAAGAGATAGGATCGCTACCGGGAGAGCTGGGTGAAAAAATAGCTCCTTATCTATTACCAATGAAGGAAAATCTAAAGTTTTTTCTTGGACAATCCTTCTACGGATACTATGATAATGATGGTGCAATTCAGTACAAACCTTTAGAGGTGATGCGTGGCTCTACTTTTCATAACACTTATATGATTTTGGACGAAGCACAAAACTGTACAGTGGATCAAATAAAAATGTTTATCACTAGAATGGGCAAAAACTCTAAGGTTTTAATTAACGGCGATGTTAAACAAGACGACCTAAGAGGAAGAAGCGGTCTAGACTTTTGTATAGAGAAACTGAACGGAGTTGAAGGGGTGGGCATCTCAAGACTCACCTATGACGACATACAAAGAAACGGAATATTAGGAAGAATCCTTAACGCATTGGAGAACTAAATGCCACTATACGACTATGAGTGCGAAGGCTGCTCACACAAGATGGAGGATGTTAAGCAGTCATTTAACGATGAACCGCTGTCCATATGTCCACAGTGCGACGAGGAAAAACTTTTTAGAGTTGTAACGGGTGGAATACACGTTTCGGTCAAAGGTACGAATACAATAGGACAACTAGAAGACAGGAACACCAAGAACAACAAATCTATCATCCAAGAAAATCAACACAGAGCCTCTGAGAATAAATCTACTAAAGATAAAAGTTGGATGAGCAATCACAGAAACGCCAGTAACAAAGAGGTACAGAAAATGACGAAAGAACAAAAAGCTAGATATATAATGGAAGGTAAAAAATAGATGTCTCTACATAAAATAAAAAACTCTATTCCAGATAAGCACAAGGAAGAGGTGCTTTTTGATAGAAATGGTAACATAATGGACGCACCCCAATCCAAAGATACTTACGGTAAAATAATTTGCGTTAACAAGCAAGAGAAAATGTATCTAGTAAAGGTTTTACAAAGTAATCTTTACGACCCAATGGGAACGTACTCAAATAGAAAAAGATACTTGGAGTCTAATTTTAAAAAAGCCTCCAAAAACACGTTTGATTTCTATATGATGTATCTAAAAACAAATAATTCTATTTATCTAACAAAAGCTCAGAGAGGATTTTTAAATGACTAAGACAGGACCGCTAAGTAAAGCAGAGAAATTTTACATTGAAAGTAAATACTCAGAAGATATGGACGTAGAACAGTTATGCAAAGAGTTGGACAGGGCAAAGAAATCTGTGCAAAACTTTATAACAAAAAACGACATCTCTAAAAACAAACAAGAGCCTGAAGAGCCTGAAGAACCTAAGAAGAAAGACACTTTGCTTTCGCAACAGTTTGCAAATAACAATAAGGGATCTATTGTAATGACGCCAAACGCATCTGTTATGGCTGACGACATGAGACCAACGTTTAATCAAAATAAATCTCAAAGAAGAAAATGCGTAACGAAGATTAAAAATGAACAATGAAAAATTCTTAGAAAAGTACAGAGAAGACAAGACTTCCGTTTGGACAAAGCTAACTCTTAGCGACGGAACCGACGTTTTCTTTAATGACTACAAGATATGGCGTAGCCTAAAAAAGCACTGCCAAGAAAAATCTTTATTTGTAGAAGATTTTCGCCTTCAATTTAGGTCACACGAAATTAAGATAGATGTTACAGATATTGATGGATTATATTTCATCAGATCTGTTCTCGGTCAAATGGGAGGTGACACTAAAAATTATTATACAGTCGGAACAATTAAGTCGGGAGTTGTCCAGAAAAAGATGTGGCTAATACCCGAACTTATAGAAGAAAAAAGCTATGAAGACGACATTGAATCTTGCTTTGAAGAAGGAATTATTTACGATGGACGAGAGAAAAAGAAAGAGGACGGACAAGAGTAAATATAAGCACGAGAGCACCGGTGAATATTGTACCTGTGGTGCTTACGTAGCAGAAATGATGTGTAAAAAGAACGCTGAAAATAAGAACCAAGGATCTCTTCCGTATAAGTTTTGGAGCAAAAAACCTTGGGACTGGACTTTTAAAAGACAGCTAATTGCTGCAAACAAGATTCTTAAAGAGCATAGAATATCGGAAGAAGCTTTAGTGAAAGCGGTGCTGTCTAATGAATTTAAAAGGATATTTTCTCTAAATCACCCAAATGCTATTGGGATTATTCAGCGTTATCAGCTATTATTAGATAAGCAATCAAACCGAAGACAAGAGATAGAAGTAAAGAAAGAAGCCAAGCATCAGAAGAAAAAGTTTGGAAAGAAAAATATACTAAAGACATTAAGGAAACTGGAAAATGGCGAAGAAGAAATCTAAAGTTGTTGAGTTTGATAATGACCCAGTCAGCAATCAAATCAATAAGAAGTATGGTGCTATAGTTCAATCTGGAAGTCAAGTTCTGGCAAATCTAGAAAACTTTAAAATAATCGGTATCTCGCCAGCATTAGATATAGCACTGGGTGGAGGTCTTAGAGAGGGTAGCTGTGTCGTAATGACAGGAGATCCGAAAACAGGTAAAACGACCACCGCACTTTACTTTGCAGCAAAAGCTCAGAGAGAAGGAAAGAACGTGATCTATTTTAATACCGAAGGTAGGCTCACAAAAGAGAACTTCAAAGGTATAAAAGATCTAGATGTAGACGCTATCAAAATTGTACAGGCTACAGATAAGGAACCTCTAGTCTCTGCTGAAAAATATCTAAACACTCTGGAAACCTACATCAAAAACACCCCAGACTTGGTAGCAATAGTAGACTCCACATCTAGCATGGTTCCTCAAGACGAACTGGATGGAGAAATCAGAACCGGTGTAAGAAACGCTTTACCTAGACTCTTATCTATGTTCTTTAAGCGTATCAGCGGAGATGTTGGTAGAATGAAGGCTATATGTATCTTCATAACGCACAACATCGCAAATACTGGAGGGAGCAGATTTGCACCCAAGAAAATGGCTGACTGCGGCAACATGTTACAATACCAAGCAGGAACAAACATGGTGATAACTCATCGTGGCAAATGGGAAGTGCCAAAAGATTCAGGCAACCACGTTGGTCAAATCGCGAACTGGAAAGTTATGACATCCGCAGCAGGAGGCACACCTCTAAAAACCACTGAAAGCTGGATTAGATACGGAATCGGTATCGACGAGTGCCAAGAGGTGGCACAGATAGCTAGCGAGTTTGCCATGATAGACAGAAGCGGAGCTTGGTACACAATCTCTTGTGCTATAGAAAATAAAGAAGACCCAGTAATTAAGAACTGGTTGATAGAAAACGAGGTTGACATAGAGAACGAAGAAGCTGTAACGAAAGCATTTAAGTTCCAAGGCATGGAAAATGTTACTAATTTCTTGGAGGCCAACAACGAAATAACTCAGTTTATCTACGAGCAGATAAGAGAAGTATTTATATGAAAGTAGTTGGCTTAAACGGCAAGGAATATAATCTCGACCTTAAAAAATATATAGACAACGACAGATCAAAAAGATCGTTTTATCACCTACAGGCTAGAGAATTAATAAAAGATATCTTTCATGGGTACAACATTTTAGAAGAGGTTAAGCTTCCGGGAAGCGTAAAACCTTCAAAAAAATCTGTTTTATATATTGACTTTCTAATTCCGAATGCTAGAATAGGTGTAGAGGTTCACGGCCAACAACATTTTAAATATACACCGTTTTTCCACAAAAGCAAGGCAGGTTTCCTGTTTGCAAAAGCCAGAGATAGAGACAAGGCGGAATGGTGCGAGATTAATGACATCACTCTAGTTGTTTTGAGATTTGACGATTCGGAAGAATATTGGAGAAAAAAAATTGAACGCAGCAGATAGACTATCAGCCTTTTTAGGTGGCATTGATTCATATATTACCGCAAAGAACGTTGTTCCTACCAGCTTTAAAGCGGACTTTGCTATAGCAGAGACGTTATCGTTAGAAGATTTAGAAAAGCTAACTCAAGATGAGTGTTTTAATTGTTCGTATCAACTTTATCAGTTTGCTGACCACGTAGCTAGAGAAAAAGCACACTGCGAAAACGTTGTTCGTTGGTGTAGCAATACTTTGCAGGGCATTATATCGGACGAAATTAGTAATGGAGTATGGGATCAGTACGCAAAACATGACACAAAAGTAGCAACCATACTCAGAAACGATGAGCTTGCAAATAGAATCAATGAGTGGAAGATGACCGCAGAAGGTCGCTTAGAAAATCTAAAGAGCAGAGAATACAACGTACGCCGGAAGGCCGACATTTTAATTGAAAAAGGTAGAAGAAAATGAGTGACGATATAGTAAAAGTGCTGCTAGAGTCTCTTACCTCCGATCAAAAAGATCAACTTGTTAAGGGTCTACTAAACAGCAACGTTAAGGATGTAGAAACATTTGAGACAAAAGAGGAAGCGGTTTCCTCTGAACCTCGTATTACTACTGTAAATGAGGATTTTTCTGTTAATAGAAAAGAAGCTAAAGGTAACAAAAAAGTGGTTAAGGCAAGAAAGAACAATTGGGTAGACGACGGAGAACATAGAGAGGGCAAGGTTGACTACGAAAAGTTTGAAAAGAC